TAGGATTCGTGTGGGGGATTGGATGGATTACTACAGATTCAATGGCTATAGCCTGTACAGAGACTCTACCGTAGTATCTTACAAAATACGTGTAGTAATCACCAAAGAATATTTAATACAAGTACTTCTTGTTAATAAACGTAACGATAAAATAGTAGTTGGTATATTCAATAAAATGGAGTTAGCCAATAACTTTATCCAATCATCCTATCCCAATAACAAAGTACATAAAGTAATATACTCCGAAAATTCTTTGACCAAAGAATTTCTAAATAGAAGTATGGATATTAGGGTGTAGTTGTATGGGTATGGATGGTGTTATGTATGGGTATATAGTAAGAAATTTACGAAAGTCAAAAAAGTATTTTTGTCTTTCTATTGGCTTGGTAGGTAGTTTTGTGTGGATTTTAAAAGAGAAGAACGGTGAATACACTAATCCGTGGCGATTAACTGAAGTTGTCGGTACGTCAATTAGTAACGTCGGCGACTCGCTGTTTGAAGCTCGTCGTAGTTGATACGTAATGTTCATCAGGTTCACATACGTGCAACTTTAGTTATAGTTGTTAAATTCTTGTAAGTGGTGAAGATTATTATGGAATTAGTCATTTTTATGGTTTTTATGGTCCTCGGATATAAGTTTTTTGGATTATTTAATGATAATGTAAATAGAAACAACACTAAACCTGCACAGAAATGTCATGAAATTGACGAAATTCATGATTGGTCATATCATCCTGTAACAAAAAGATTAACCTGTATAAAATGTAACTTTGAGGCATATTCAGAATGAATAGAAAATTATATAAAATACAAACTCGTCAAAGGCGAGCAAGGAATTTAAACTCCGTTAGTACCGATTTAAAATATTGGGAGAAAATGACAATTTTAAATGAACATGATCAGTTAGAAGAAACAAGAGTAATAGAAAGTAGTGATTATATTGTATATCAATTGGATGCAAATAATACATTAAATGTTCCAAAAAAAATAGGTGTTTGTTATGGAAAAAAACGTAAGGCTTTGTAAGCAATGTAATTTATTAAAGGATAGAATAGAAACAGGTAAATATCCCGATAATAAAAATAAAAAATATTCTGATAATACGGGTAAATTATGGAATGGATCAATTTGTCCAGAGTGTAATAAAACACGGTCCCATAATAACATGAAAAAATTAAGAGCAAGAAGAAAGAGTCATGAAGAGGTTTAGAATGGCAATCTTAGTTTCTTGGTTAGTATCTTTATTACTCTTTATTAGTGTACCAATAAAAAAGGTAGACCCATCATTGGCTCTTCATTACAAAGAGTTTATGGATGTAGTTCAATCGGATTGTCCTTCTTTACAATTACCAAATCAATTAACTATAGAAACAGGTAATTTGACAGACGATAATATTGGAGTTTGTGTTGTTTTTTCTTTTAGAAAACATATAACTATTGATAATTTTTACTGGAATACGTCTAATGAACAAACTAAACGACAATTACTATTTCATGAATTAACCCATTGTGTTTTAAACATAAATCATATAGAGTCAGATTCTCATTATATGAATCCTTATATTATAGAAATTTCAAATGATGAATTATATAAACAATTAAAAGAAACAATTAAAGGTGTTTGTAATGAATAATGCTAATATTCCTTTAATCCCTGTTAAAGTTAAAAAAGAATTTCTCCGCAATTTAGAAGATGGACACGGAGAGTTTTTAAATGGTTATTTATTTGGGGTATATGCACAACGCAATCAAGCGTTATTATTTAATGTATTTCTAGAAACAGGTGCAGTTTATTATAGACTTCCAATAAATGCGTTTGTAGATGCGAATAACCCTTCTACTGAACAATTAAATTTGTCTGATTTACAGTTATGGGATTGTTTATCAAATCAAATTGAAGTAATTCAATGGGCTTTCCTAAAGGACCAAGCAGCGACTGTAAAATTAACTAATTTGGGGAATGTAAAGGGAAGATATTTATTTACAATAGAGTTTGTACAAAACGATACAAATGAGTTAGATCTTGGTTTTATAAACGTACCTGGCGAATACAAGTGCTCGCATATAATTTTACTTGATAATGGTCATTTTTGTGCTATGCCGAATAATAGAATAGTTTGGCACGACCAAGCGTTTGTAAAAACTTCGAATGTAAAACATGATTATAAGATAAATAGAACCAGGTTTTTTGCCGAAGAAGGTAAATCTGTTGTTAATGGTGATGAATTTTTTTATGATGTGGATGAAAACAATTTAAACATAGAAGATATCACGGATGCATTACATTATATAAACACAAAAAAATAATTAATACTTCCAGCGACGTTCTTTATCATCTCGTAAATCTACGTGTAAAAAATTATTGGCAATCCCAATAGACTTAAATTGTTTTTCTGCTATAGGCAATAGATTTAACGGTGTTAAACTAGAAACAGAAATATCAGCAGCATCACCTTTTTCGTGAGTGCTTTTTTTAGCCACTACTGTAGAAACTCCGCTTTTACGAATAGATTCTTGGTGAGCCGAGCATCTAAATCCAGAGGTAATACGCATAGGACTTTTTGTGTATTCACGAATTGCTGTTAAACGTTTAATTAATTCCACCGCTATTTTTTGTTCAACGCACTCTTTATTATTACATTTGCATTCAAATTCTTTGGTTTTAAACCAATCATTAATCCAAAGATTGTCTCCTTTAGACCAAATATAATAATCGTTTTCTGTTTTAATCGATGCATTCATATACAAAAGTTGTTAATTAACAACTATATAGTGTAAGGTGATTAATTCAATGCCAATTGCCGCATTAAGGCTCATAAAAATAGTGGCTTACGAAATCACTTTAACATTTAATTAAAGGAAATAATATGAAAGAGTATATTAAATATATCCCTCTTGGTCTTTTTGTTGCTTTTAGTGTAAAAATGTTAATCAATGGTGTATCTTTACAAGACGCACCTGCGTTTGCTATTGTAACAGCTTTCGCTGGATATATGATTAATAAAGAAGAAAATAAAAATCTTAAATCTTTAAGTGATCGTTTGAAGATTTTAGAAAATAGTGCGTCCGAATCTAAAAAAGAAACAGAAGAATTACGTTCTCATGTTTCAAGTATAAAGTTGGGACAGCAAATGAGATCTGCTGTTAAATTCTAATGGACTCGATGGATAAAATGTTAGAACAATTTAAAGATATGAGTTCTCTGCAAAAATATGCAGAGGCACAATATAAAACTATTTTATCTTTATCTAGAAAAGTTAAAACATTAGAAGAAGAAAATATAGAATTAAAAGATCTTTTAGAAAAATCTACACCTGTTTTAAACGAAGAGAAAAAAAATTTTGTTATCTATCAAGTTGAAGCTTCTTCTGATGAAGAAATGATTGCTAAAGTTCAACTTGCACGAATAAAAGAAATTTCAATGGACCGTGAATTAACATTAGAAGAAGCAAAACGGGTTGAGATCTTTACAAAAATATTAAATACAAAAGGATCTAACTCGTCAATTGCTGTTCAAACACAAAAAATGGACAACGACGACTTGTTAAAAATGTTAGAAAATGACACAGGCATCCTCTCCTAAAAAAGTAAGCAAAAGTGCAGCGATTGCCGAATTATGGAATCGCGGTGAATTATCATGGAAATGTCACAGTGTGCAAAAAGACATGCGTAGTGTTTTTTATAACGCTGATGATAATGCTACTTTAGTTTGGTTATTAGCTCGTCAATCAGGAAAAAGTGTTGAGCTTGCTCTCCTTGCATTAGAACAATGCCTTCGTAAACCAAATTCAATTGTAAAACTGTTAACAGACACAAAATTACACGCTCAAAGTATTTTTGATCCTATTTTTAAAATGCTTTTAGAAGATTGTCCCGAGCATTTAAAACCAACTTATGTTGAAAGTAAGTTTACATATCACTTTTCTAACGGCAGTTCCATCCAGCTTGCTGGTAGCGACAACAAACACTATGAGAGATTAAGGGGACAAAAGTCAGACCTTGTTTTAGTAGATGAGGCTGGGTTCTGTGATAATCTAAAACATATTGTTAAATCAGTTTTACTTCCTACTCTTACACATACTGGTGGTAAAATTGTTCTTGCATCAACGCCTCCAACAGACCCTGATCATGATTTTTACGAGTTTATTGAACAAGCGGAATTGAATAACACACTTACTAAAAAAACTATTCATGATAATCCTCTTCTTAAGGGCGAACAAGTACAAAGGATCATTAAAGAAATGGGTGGAGAAAACTCACCACAATTTCGCAGAGAGTATCTTTGTGAAGTTATTCGAGAAGAAGAAAACGTTTTATTCCCAGAATTTACAGCTGAATTAGAAAAAGAAATTGTAAAAGAATGGCCCAAACCTCCTTTTTTTGACACCTATGTTGCAATGGACTTAGGGTATAAAGATCTCACTGCTGTTTTATTTGCATATTACGATTTTAGAGCGGATAAAATTATTTTTGAAGATGAAATTGTTTTAAGTGGCAAAGAATTACAACTACCAGATTTAACAGAACGTATTCTTAAAAAAGAAGCAGAGCTTTGGACTAACCCTTTAACTGCTGAAGTAAAAACACCAAATGTTAGAGTTAGTGATATTAATTATATTGTAACTCAAGAGATTGCCCGAATTTCGAATAATAAAATAACATTTTTACCGGCTAAAAAAGATGATAATGAATCTGCTTTAAATAATCTTAGAGTAATGTTGGCCAATAAAAAAATTATTATAAATCCAAAATGTAAAACATTAATACGACATCTTAGAAACTGTAAATGGAAAAATGTAGAAACTAAAACAACTTTTGCTCGATCTCCTGATAACGGACATTATGACACAGTAGACGCTGCTAAATATTTAATAAGATCAATAAGTTATACAAAAAACCCATATCCAGCACATTATAATTATAATTTACAAGATTTATATATACACAATCCAAGCAATTTTTATAAAAATGAAAATAGAGACATTTTTAGAGCTATTTTTAATATTAAAAGAAAATAACAACTATAAATGTATAGAAACTGAATTGGATATAAAGGGATAAATAAATGGACACTCCAGCAACGCAAGTTGATGAAAAACAACAAGATGATGTATATTTTGCTCAAAAAAAAGCAGAAGATTGTGCTGGTATCCTTTTAGCTAAAGGAGATAGTTTTTTTAATTTACTAAGAGCTAATGCTTATTTAGAAAAAATGTCCCGTATGTGGCGAGCTTATCACGGTGCGTATTCAAATGACCTTGGATATGGGCATAGGGTTGAGTTTTCAGGTGAACAAGGTGAACTAACAATGTTACCTGTCAACCATTTTAGAAACATCGCCCAACATATTAATACAATGATTACAGCAACTAGACCTATTATGGAAGCTAGGGCTGTAAACACAGATTATAAATCATTAGCACAAACATACATAGCAAATGGTGTTTTAGACTACTACATGCGTGAAAAGCATCTCGAGGATTGTTTAAAAAAAGCAGCTGAAATGGCTATTGTATTGGGATCTGGTTATGTAAAACTAGATTGGAACGCTACGGCTGGAGATGCCTATGACGCAGACCCTGAAACAGGTGAAATGGTTTACGAAGGTGAATTAGAATTTACAAACCTTTCGCCATTTGATGTTGTTGTAGATGGAACAAAAGAAACTTGGAACAATGAATGGATTTTAACTCGTTCATTTCAAAATAGATATAATTTAATTTCTAAGTATCCTGAATTAAAGGATAAATTATTAGGCGTTAAACCTAAAAACCAAAGTACCGTTTATCGTTTAGCTGTATTTAGTAACGACGATACGGACGATATCCCTGTATATGAGTTTTATCATAAACGAACTGAAGCTATGCCAGATGGTCGTTATATGCTTTTCGTTGATTCGGATATTGTTCTTTTAGATACTAAAATGCCTTATCGGGTATTGCCGGTTTTTCGTATTGTGCCGTCTGAAATCATGGGAACTCCATATGGTTATAGCCCAATGTATGACATTTTCCCAATTCAAGAAGGTATTAATGCGTTATACAGCAGTATTATGACTAATCAAAATGCTTTCGCTGTGCAAAACTTATGGGTTCCTCGTGGTGCAGATATTTCTGTGGAATCTTTAGATGGGGCGATGAATATTGTAGAAGGTAATGCTAAACCTGAGCCTTTACAATTAACATCAACTCCTCCCGAAGTGTTTAATTTTTTAAATATGCTAATTCAATCGGCTGAAACTATTTCAGGTATTAATAGCGTAACTCGGGGTAATCCTGAAGCTTCTTTAAATTCTGGTACAGCTTTGGCTTTAGTTCAATCCATGTCTTTACAATACATCTCAGGTTTACAACAAAGTTATGTAAAACTAATTGAAGATGTTGGAACTGCAATTATACAAATCTTAAAGGATTTTGCAACTACTCCCAAGGTTATTGCTCTTGTTGGTAAAAATAATCGACCATTGTTAAAAGAATTTACAGGTGAAAATATTTCAGCAATTAATCGAGTTGTTGTTGATGTTGGTAACCCACTTTCAAGAACAATCGCCGGTCGAGTTCAAATGGCCGAACAAATGTTGCAAATGAAACTTATTAAATCTCCAGATCAATACTTTCAAGTTATTAACACTGGAAAAATTGAAACAATGTTTGAAGGTGAAATGAACGAACTTCTTTTAATCAAATCAGAAAATGAACAAATGTTAGAAGGAAAAAAAGTAATTGTTTCTCCTTTGGATAAACACAGATTACATATTAATGAACACAAAGCTGTTTTATCTGACCCTGATTTTCGTAAAGACCCAGAATTAGTTAGAACTGTTTTAGTCCATGTAGAAGAACATTTAAATTCATTGAGAGAAACAGATCCTGCATTATTACAACTAATTGGAGAACAGCCCTTGCCTCCTTTAGGAATGGAACAAGGTCCCTTCCCTGGACAAGAAATGCCCACTAACCAGTCACTACAGGGTTCTCCTATGGAACAATTATTAGCTAGTCAAGGAGGAAATGTTCAGTCTGGTGAAACTGTAAAAACTAGTACAGGAAGAGCTGTGCAAATGCCAAATATGCCAACGCCACCTCCACCATTTGAAAATATGCCAGTAAGTCCCGAGCAAATGATTCCAAGTTAATATAATATTGGTTTTAACAACTATAAAAGAATGGAGAATCACATTAAATGCCCGGTCCCAATGCCCCATATACTCAATTAGACGCTGATCAGGTCTTAAAACAATCGTTTGATGAAGTAAATGATAGATTAAGAGTAGATGCGTCTGTTACTGCTGTTGTAGCTGGTGTTACATTAGACGCTGCTACTTCTGATATTGCTATTGCAGATCGAGTAACTGGTAATTTATTAAAAGTTAACGCTGATGGAAGCGTTGATGCTAATGTTGTTGTATCCGCTTCTGGTGGAGATAATATAGCAATTAGCGACGGAACTAATACATTAGATATTAATTCCGATGGTTCTATTAATGTAAAAGCAACAGATTTAGACATTAGAAATTTAACATTTGCAACTGACAAGGTTGACGTTTCTGGGTCTAGTGTTTCTGTAACAGCTTCTGATCTTGATATTCGAAATCTTTCCGCGCTACAAGATAACGTTGCAATTAGCGACGGCTCTAATACTCTAGCTATAAATTTAGACGGTAGTTTAAATGTTTCTGGTGTTGCAACTGAGTTAACATTATCATCAATTGACGCAAAACTTCCAACTCTTGGGCCAAATGCAGCAGCCTCTTCCGTTTCTGTTACATTAGCAACTGATCAAACTCCACTTCCTGTTAATTTAGATGCTTTTACTAATGTCGATCCTGATAGCGTTCAACTTGTTGGAAGTATTAATGGCACTAAAACAGGAACAAAGTATGGGATTGTAAACAATTTACGTTTACAAATATTGGATTCCCATGATAGAATAGCAGCATTCACTTATGCTGATTTTGGAACAAAGAATCAAAGAATTACACAAATTAACTATACTAGCGGTACCTTTCCGGGTACAACTGTGCAGAGACAGTTTTCTTACACGCTAGTAGGAACAAATTATCGAAGAGATAATGAAACTTGGGCAATTGTTTAAGGAGTAGAAAATGAAACTTTTAGATACCAATTTATTAGCTAACGTAGGAACAACCTACGATCAAACAAGAACAACGCTTCAAGGTAATATATATCAAAAAACTTTTAATAGTGTGCAGGTTTTAGGAGCACCGATTACTAAGTTTATTGATGTGGTGACAGATTCAGGTATTCAACCAAACGGTTTTACGTTTTGCACGACAAACAACCGACTCTTTATTATCGGCGCTGCTATCGGTACGACCGCTCCAACTATCGCGCAACACCCGATCTTGCTTTATAACTTCGACTTGGCTACGGGCGCTTCGAGTTATGTCGGTAGGATCGTTGTCCAACTCCCGGTTGCTGCATTAGTGCCCCACACTTTCCGATCAATAAAAGTGATCGACAACCCGACCACGACTGGTTGGAAGATTTACCTGACTACCTCTCAAAACTTTCTTCAATCTGGTCAATTTTTAGTTAATAACGTAGATCAAGCTGATTTCGTTCAAGGTGCATCTCCTCCTCCTATTCAATATCCAATCGCAGCTGGTACTAACCAAAAAGCTGTTTACCATTTAGGACAAACATCCCCTTCAAACAACCTTACAGGGACTCCTACGCTTGGAACACCTGTTACATTCAACGTAGCAGGTCATACATATGTTAACGGTGATCAGGCTTATATTAGTTCACAAGTAGGACCAGCGTGGACAGCTTCTACATTTGTTGTAAACACTCGTTATTTCGTCGTAAACGCTGGTGTAGGAACATTCCAATTATCTGCTACATTCGGTGGTGCTCCTATTGCAGCAGCAGCAGGTCCAACCTCGGTAGTAATTAGTCAACTCAATACAGAGATTGAACCAGCTGGTGCAGTTTTAGATTTTGCAGCAAATAGACTATACACTCATACTGGATTAGCAGCTGCTCACCAATATTTTGTTAGAAATACAGCAGTAGCGCCCGTTTATTCAGCAGATTCCGGTGTTACTGTTACAGCAGCGGCTCCCGGTAAAGTGCAAATTATTGGTCATAGTTATAAAGTAAACGACACAGTGATGTTACTTGGTGGAACAATTCCTGGTGGTTTGGCACTTGCTACTGTTTATTTCGTTGTTAACCCATCAGCAAACGATTTTGAATTGAGCGCGACGGCTGGCGGTACTGGTATCACTACATCAACAGCAGGTCTCGTAACTATCGGGCGGGCCTGGGGATACACAAACTCACAGTGGGTACACAGAACCAGTATTTTACCAGCATTAACTGGTACTATTCTTTTAACCGATTCTGAAAACCAAGCAACACCTGTTGCTGCACCTGTAAATGGTGGTGTTTTAAATGGAAATTCGTGCGCATTTTTTGCCACAACTTCCAACATGTACCTCGGTTTGCTTTCAGAACTAACAGCAAATGCAACAACATGGCCTAGTTTAACTACTTCAAACTATCTTGGGGCGATTGGACAGTATGTTGTGCCAGCAGCAGTCAATGCGTCTTGGTCAAACTCAATTGACCAAGCAATTGTTGCGCTCAACACTGTAAAATTCCTTACTAAAAAAGTTATTAACAACCAAATTGACACTGTTTTCGGACAAATGGGGATTAGACAATACGAAGCAGTTAATCCTCAAGGTGTTGAAATGGAATATTTGGCTGTTCCACAAGGATTTTCAAACCAATTCGGGTGGTTATTTGCCGTTGGACCTACAGCAGCAGCTCAGGCGCAGCGGGGCGTTATTGCGATGGACTTAAAATCCGATATCGCATGTGAAACTTCGTATATCGTGACAAAAGTCTTAAACTTTGTACCAACAACCACAATCAAACTTCTTAAAGCTACCGTTGAAAACGAAGATCCTGGGTCACAACTTGCTGTATTTTATCGAACAAGTGGTTTCGGAAGCATCTCCGGTGGTTGGACAATGATCGATCCAAATGATCTATTAGCACTTGGAAGTGTTTCTCAGATTCAATTTAAATTAGGTGTAAAAGTTCAGTGTATTGGTAAATCTTCACCGATTCAAATTTCTGGTTTCCAGATTGGATATGACACATTAGAAGAACTATCCGATAACTGGGAATACAGTTACGATGATTCTAGTGTTGGAACACCTACTCGTTGTGGATTTAGATTAAAAGCAGTATATGCTTCTGCTGTTCCAAGTAGCTTGACATTTAGAGCATTTGATTTGTCAAATACTCAACTTGTTTCTCAAAGTATTACATCTAATCCGGGTAACTTCCAATACTCAACAGATAACGGATCAACTTGGTTATCCCTCGGTGTTGTTCCTAACGTAGTAGGTACTCTAATTCGTTATACTTTTACCAGCCCTCCTGGTGTTGATATTCGTCCAAGTCTTAAAGACTCCTAATAATGGGTGATAAATGAACCAGTTAATATCGGGCGGAACAATCGTCCAAGGAACATCATTAGCTGTAGTTTGGGGTAATCAGCTTGCTTCTGGTGGAGTTAAGCAAGAATCTTCTTTGGCTTGTGTTATTGACTTAATTCCTCCTGTATTTGCTGGTATAAGCGCAACTACATTAGGATCTTTAGGACAAATTAGAGCACAATGGTCAGCTGCAACAGACGTTTCTAATCCAATTAGTTATGAAGTTTATGTACAAGCTTCCACTGCTGTTGGATTATTTAATCCAATTAATATAGCATACGTTACAACTCAGCTTCAAATGAATATTTTTGCTGACAGTTTTGGTAATTTGCTTCAAAATGCAGTTCAATATTATATTGGAGTTAGAGCAGTTGATGCTGTTGGTAATAGAGACTCTAATTCTGTATCATTAATGCAAATCTCTCCGGGTATTACTGGTGCTGTTAGTGCTGCTATTAGTGGTATTTTTAACATCGACGATAATAATCAATTAATTGCTTCATTTTGGGTCACTGATAGTTTTGGAGTTATTAATAATCCGACTCGTTTAGGTACGGCTTCATATGTTATTTATGATAGATATGGCAATCTAGTTCCCGGTATGGCACAGTCTGGGATTGTTGCTGACGCCCAAGGATTTTTTGAGATTACACCAGTTACATCAATTCTAGATCTTGATAATAATTTCTATGCAGCAAAAGTAACTATTCCAGTTGATGGTGTTCCTATTGTCTATAATCTACCAGTTGTTCATGCAGCTGTTGGTCATCAATATGAACCTCGTGCTGTGTTCTCGATTAACGCTTCAAACCAGCTACAAGCCACTATTTGGTGTACTAAAGATGGTGAGTTAATGAGCGATGGAACATTAGGAACAGCAAGTTATACTATTTATGATAAGGATGGTAATTCTATTGGTATCACTGAATCAGGAATTACTGCTGATTTAAATGGTTACTTTGAAATATCACCAGTAAGTGCTGCTGCTATTTTAGACCTAACACATTATGTTGTAAAAATTACTATAATGGCGGCTGGTGAAAATAGAGTGGGTACTGTTGGTATTACATTGGGTGAATAATGCCTAACGATATTTCATTACAAGCAAGACAAAGATTTAGACAACAACTTCAAAGCATAGAATATGCAGATGAGATAGTTGATTCTTTAAATCAATACTTGAATAAGT